TGGACTTACGTGACGTAATGCGTCACAATTCTCAAAAGGAAAGCATTGAACTGTACCTTTCAAGGCTAGCGCAAAGGAATAAGGTTATCCCTTCTTTCCAAAAGCCGTGCTTTGATAAATACACGGATGATCCGCAGTCTGTTGTTTGTTCCAAACCTTTTCAACACTGCGATGGGGTAAGCAACTGCACCGATAAAGTGTACGCTATTGCTCTGCATAGTTTATACGATATCCCTGCAGATGAATTTGGGGCGGCACTTCTGAGACGAGGTGTAAATGTTTGTTATGCCGCTTTCCATTTTTCTGAGAATCTTCTTTTGGAGGACTCTTATGTTAGTTTAGATGATATCGGGGCTACCTTTTCTAGGGAAGGTGACGTCCTGAATTTTTCCTTTGTAGCCGAAAGCACTTTAAATTATAGTCACTCTTATAGTAATGTATTGAAGTATGTGTGCAAAACTTACTTCCCGGCTTCTACTAGAGAAGTCTATATGAAGGAGTTTTTAGTAACTAGAGTAAATACATGGTTTTGCAAATTTAGTAGGATAGATACATTTGTGCTTTATAGAGGTGTGTATCACAGAGGTGTAGACAAGGAACAGTTTTACACAGCAATGGAGGACGCTTGGCACTACAAAAAGACTTTGGCTATGATGAACAGTGAGAGGATTCTTTTAGAAGACTCTTCTTCTGTTAATTATTGGTTCCCAAAGATGAAAGACATGGTCATCATACCGCTTTTTGACATTTCTTTACAGAATGAAAATAAGCGTATGTCCAGAAGGGAAGTAATGGTTAGTAAGGATTTTGTCTATACTGTTTTAAACCATATCAGAACATACCAGTCAAAGGCCTTGACGTACGCCAATGTTTTGTCATTCGTCGAATCTATAAGATCACGAGTGATTATCAATGGCGTAACGGCGAGGTCTGAATGGGATGTAGATAAGGCCTTATTACAGTCACTGTCGATGACTTTCTTCCTTCAGACCAAACTGGCTGTGCTTAAAGATGAACTCCTAATTAATAAGTTCCAAGTTCACAGTAAGTCACTAACGGAATATGTATGGGATGAAGTAACATCGGCTTTCCATGGATGTTTTCCATCTATTAAGGAAAGATTGATCAAACAGAATCTCATTTCAGTTTCTGAGAAAGCATTGGAGATCAAAGTTCCTGATCTGTACGTTACCTTCCATGACAGGTTGGTGAGAGAGTACAGATGTTCAGTCGATATGCCCACAGTGGATGTGAGGAAAAGCCTCGAAAAGGCTGAACTGATGTACAATGCGCTTTCGGAAATCTCAGTGCTCAAGGATAGTGACAAGTTTGATGTTAATGTTTTTTCCCAGATGTGTGATAACTTAGGTGTTGATCCACTTGTAGCAGCAAAGGTGATGGTGGCGGTTGTGTCAAACGAGAGTGGGCTCACGCTTACTTTTGAAAGACCGACTGAAGCCAATGTAGCTCTGGCATTACAACCAACGATTGCATCCAAGGAAAGTGGGGTTCTGAAGATCGTTTCCTCTGATGTAGGAGAGTCGTCAATCAAAGAGGTGGTCCAAAAGTCAGAGATTTCAATGCTAGGGCTTACTGGAGATACTATATCAGATGAATTCCAAAGGTCAACCGAAATCGAATCATTGCAGCAATTCCACATGGCATCAACGGACGCGATTATTCGCAAACAGATGCATGCGATGGTCTATACAGGTCCGCTGAAAGTTCAACAGTGTAAGAACTATTTAGACAACCTGGTAGCATCGCTCTCTGCTGCGGTATCAAATCTGAAGAAGATCATAAGAGATACCGCTGCAATAGATCTCGAAACTAGGGAAAAATTTGGAGTTTTTGATGTATGTTCTGGGAAGTGGCTAGTGAAACCCTCGACAAAGGGTCATGCTTGGGGAGTTGTGATGGACTCAAACTACAAGTGTTTCGTTGCACTTTTAACCTATGATGGCGATAACATAGTGTGCGGCGAGACATGGAGGAGAGTGGCTGTGAGCTCTGAATCAATGGTGTATTCGGACATGGGGAAGATCAGGGCGATACGCTCTGTGTTAAG